GTGGCAAATGTGTGCAGGCTCTTGTAGTGAGCCTCGCGCAGGTCGCAGAACTTTTTGATGATCTCTTTTGGATCATGCGATGCAACAGCTTTCAAAGTGCCGGGACCGATCTGGCCGTCCACCGTAGCCCCTACCGCCTGCTGTAAAAACCGAGCAGCCCGGCCAGGGCCAGCATTAACGGCGCAGTCAACCACGCACAGATCAACACCAGCAGGAAGATCATCGCCGCGAATAGCATCCCAGTACCTCTTTTTGTACAGCGGAGAAACCATCTCAGGGGTGAGCGAGCGCATGTCGGCCTCAGTGGCCGGTTTGCCTGACCATTCTTCCCAAACACGTTTTGTCACCCCCAGATTGGTCATCCCTCCAGGATCGTCAGGATGATTGACGTATCCACCCTCCCAATGAAGGATGTGCTTGAGCGCCTCGTCCCAGTTTTCTTTCATGTCATTTCCCCGTGTTTTTTGTGAGCAGATCCGTCTTGGCTTGTGACCCAGCAGACGACCCAAAATAATAAGCAATGATGCCCGTCCAAGCGGTGCCCAAGCTGCCCAGCATCATCAAGATGGCCGGGTTGCTGCTGTCGATTTGATTAAAAAACATCATAACCATGATGCCAAAGAATCCCAAAGTCACGGCGCCGGCCAGAATTGGCGGCATCATCGAACGGGTCGTGGCCTGCATTTCACGCGCACTCTTGCGGTCCTCAACAGCCAACTTCTCAAAGTTCAGCCCCAGTTCCTGCGCTTGTTTTGCAAGCTCAATCTCAGCCATCTTAAGCTGCGCCACTTGATCGGCGTTGAGCTTGTTGCTGGAGATCATGTCTTGGACTTTGTCTTCGTCCACGCCAACGGCTTTGGAGATGGCCGACACAGCCATACCGGCAAGAGGACCACCCAAAGCGGTGGCAATCGTTGGTGCAATCTGCTTGAGCCAGTCCATATCAGCCACCTCTCTTGGTCAACATTGCGCTGGCAATCTCCAGCATGAATTTTGTCTGCTCTAGGTTTGCCGGCTGCGCTGCCCAGCCAACTGTAACCTGTCCCACGAAACGATGCGAGTCCGGCGGGACGCTTACCCGGCAGGTGTACGTCACGCCCTTCTCAAGATACCAAAGACCTACCTCTGATTGAGCATAGCGGTACTCGCCACAAGGAATCTCGTTGGTCATCAGCTTGACCACATCCGCGTTGTTCGATGAGTTGTGCGTGAACAGGCCAACGTCAATATCCTCAATTGTCTTGTCTCGCCCATCTTTGGTGTAGGCTCTGTAGAGCGTCCGAGAGTTGAACAGCGGGTTGACTTTGAAGACCGCCACCACCGTTGCACCAGTTTGCTTGAACAGCATGGTCGCCGCATCATCGGCTCGCTCTGTTCGTATCTCAGGCAGTTTCTGCGACTCCTTGTATGCCTCTCGGATGAAATCCTGACTCTCATACAGCGCATATCCCGCAAACGCAATCACCGCCATCAGGATCACCGCGAACAGCTTGAACGGTGAGTCCACATACCCCAGAATTTTGTCGAGGGTTGTGTTGGCGTTGAGCTTCTCGGTCATATATGCCGCTGCCCCATCTCAACTATGAAGTAAACGGTCAGGCCGAGAACAAATACTGACGTAAGGACGGCGATCGTGATCAAAATGATGTCGTCGATCTCGGACTGCCTGCGCTTTGCTTCTGCCTTGCGTTTACCTTCGGCGCGGGCTGCGTCAGCCTCCATCTGCTTGGCCCTGGCTGTGATTCTCATCCAGACTTCCATCTTGTTGGATTGGAAAAAGAGCATCTTCACCTGCTCCTCAAACTCCCGAGCCTGCTCCAGAGCAAGCTCAAGCTCCAACGCTTTGCCAAGTGCCGACCCCTTAAACCCGCCCGTCTTGGCCTTCTCTACAACCTCAATTGCCTGCGCTTTGGCGTCAAAATACTGACCCAGAACTGGCCCCAAAGACTGCACATCCTGAACAGTCTTGACCGCCTTCTTGACGAGGTTGACTGCTGACGATACAGCAGCAAGCGCGGTTATGGGGTCGATCATTTTATTAACTCAAAAGCCACCCCGGCAATCACACAGGGCAGAGCCGTTGCAATAGCATCCCAAACGTCAGGCTGACCATCCTTGCGATACCACTGTTGGAACTCGTAGAAGGCCCCAAAAACGATTCCACCGACTGCAATGGCCAACCCCAAGGGAAGGAAGTGGATCGCGCCCAAAACGGCCGCAGAACCCACTCCCATAGCCAAATGTTGCAGCTTGTCCTTTGGGATCATTTTGTGATCCAGATCGCAGCGAAGATCGTCCCGGCCATTGACACAAGCATGATGCCAGCGGTCTTTATCATGATGGCCTCAATGCGTTTGAGTCGAGCGTTGATCTGCTCGTATCGAAGAGCGCAAACCTCCTCATGCGTTGATAGCCGTGCATCTGTTGCGTCAATGGTGGTCATGATCAATCCGTCAGTCCTGCGGGTTCACCGGATGCGTCCAAGGACTGCTTGAGCATTTTCAAAAATGCGTCCTTGCCCACTCTGAGTTGGTCAAATTGAAACTGGCAAGATGCAATCTTTCGGTCGAGGTCAATGCAGTGATCGAGCATCACCTTTTGCTCCTGCGTGAAGTCGTCCAAGCTGTACTCTTTGCCGTCGATGCTGACAGTCTGGGGTTCTTTGGTATTGCCCATTCTGCTTCTCCTTCAAATGCCACCGTCAAGGGCCGGTGGCTTGCCCTTATGCAGTCCAGGGCAAGGGAGGCGTAACCACAGGTGGATTGATCTGGTTGTCGATCTGCTGCTGCACAGCGGCTTCTGTGACTGCTTGATCCACGCCGTTGGCCCAAATCCAGCCAAGCACAGTTTGCTCTGTGAGCGACGAATACGGGATGAAATTTCCGCTGTCAACAACAGGCAGAGAACATGTGGAGTACACGCTTGCGTTGTAGGTTCCGTCTGTGCCGTTACAGGCCCAGTGAACCGTCACAACGTAGTCTGCGCCCTCTGGGGTTTGAGGAATGCAGTCGAGGGCAGAAATTACCCAGGTGATAGTAGTCATGGTTTAGGCTCCTTTGAGTGCGGCCAATTCGGCCTTGGTTGCGTCGAGATCGGCTTTGAGTTCTTGGATGGCTTTAACTAAACGCGCTTCTGTTTTGCTCCATCCAGTAATTGTTTTCATACCGTCATGGCGTTCACCAACGGCATCAGGGTAAATAGACTCCATCTCTTGAGCAATGAACCCTGTTTGATGACCTCCACCTTCTGACTCAATGTAGTCAAACTCAACAGGGCGCAGGGCCATGACATTAGCAAGTTGTGGCGGCAAATCAACAATATTTTCCTTTAGTCGAGCATCAGACCATGAACCAAATGCGGCAGCATTTGCACCGTTGGCATTGATCTGACCGCTGGCAGTACCGTTGTTGTTGATGGAAAATCTTTGAAATACCTGAGAAGTTGTACTGTCGTTATCAAACTTTGTAACCAACAATGCTGCGCTTCCAATATCTCCAGATGTACGACTTCCAGCAACAACACCGGGAGTTGAATTTGATCGCGCAACGCCTTCAACAGAACCGTCACCGTTTGATGAAGTCGATCCGACAATCAATCTACCACTGGAGTCGATACGGGCGCGTTCGGAGCCAGCCGAGGCAAAAAGCATGGCATCAACATTATGATTATATTGAATATAACCACGAAAAGAACCAGCCCCAGTTCCTGCCGTATCGCCAAAGAATAAGTTCCCAGTTCCCGTTGTTGTGGAGGCAATTTGAATATACGAGTCTGCCGTTGTTCCAGCCGTCCCTACAGTAAGTTGGTAAGAAGGACTTGTCGTCCCAATACCCAGGTTGCCGGAGGAGTCGAGGCGCATCTTTTCGCCATTAGCTTGAAACAGCAGTGTGTTTGTTAATCCGCCTACCCCAGTTGACCCGTAGCCAATAAGACCAACGCCGCCACCTACCGTTCCGACAGTAAATGCTGTTTGAGGGCCATACCAGTTAGACGCAAACGCACTTCCGCTAACATCCAACTTATAAGCTGGCGAACTCGTCCCAATACCCAGGTTGCCGGAGGCGTCGAGGCGCATTCGTTCAGTGCCATTGGTGTACCAAGAGATTGGCGATGAGTTGGGGTTAAAGCAGTCAACTCCAGATGTTGATGCGCTGATGCGGTACGCAATAGAACCTGACTGAACAATTCCAAGTGTTCCACCGCTGCTGTTACCTACAGCAAGAACCGTTGTTGATCCAACAGTAGGAATGGTGTTCGTCCCAATACCCAGGTTGCCGGAGGAGTCGAGGCGCATCTGCTCTGTAC